GTCTTGCCCAAGGATCATGGTCCAACCCTTCAAAATTTTGCCGATCAGTCTGTGGTTGCGACAGAACTTTTGACAGTAGCGACGACTGCAAACGATGCGGATCAGGATCCACTGAGTTTTGCCTGTATATTGAACTGTCCTGCAGGACTTTCCATTGATAGCGCAGCGGGCACCATCAGCTGGCAGCCAGGCCTGGATCAGTTGGGCGAAGCCCAGCCTGTGATTCAGGTGAGCTCCAACGGCCGCGTGGCCACAGCTGCCCTTCGTATCCTGGTCAGCGCTCCCGCCTTTCAAATTGATCATCCGCAGCTCCTCGCCACCAGTGGTGAGACTGTCGCCATTCAGCCGGCTGTTCAAAGTAATCTGAAGGCTCCGTATCAATGGACTTTGACTCAAATCGGTGGACCCCAGGTTCAGATTTCTGGTCAGAATGGGCAGTGGAGCTTTGCGGCTCCGTCCGTTGAAGACCCCGTGTCGCTGAGCTTTGACGTGAAAGTGGGCAATGGCGTTTATTTCGCTCAGCAGAACCTGAGCGTTCAGGTGAATCCGCTGCCGATAGCACCGTCTGTGAACGTCGGTTCTGATATCCTGACCCGCTCGATCGTGACGGCGACAGCCACTGTGTCTTCCAATGCCAGAAGCTATGCCTGGAAAGCCTTAAGCGGACCAGGTCGCATCACCTTCTCAGCCCCGAACGCGTTGACAACGACCGTCATGGCTGACACGGATGGCATTTACGAAATTGAACTGGCAGCAACCAACAGCACGGGGCAAACCGGTCGCGCTTCTTTCCGCATGACCTGGGATACCAGCGCTCCGCAAATTGAAGCCGGAGCGGATGCGAACACGGCCCAGGCCTTGACCCGAAGCGCCCAGATTCAGGGTGCAAACACCATCACCTGGACCAAAATCCAGGGTCCAGGGCAGCTGCAATTTTCTCCAAGCAATGCAGCGACCACAACGATTTCAGCCGATCAGGATGGTGAGTATATCATTCAAGTCACGGCTGAAGATGAAGCCGGGAACTCTGCAGCGGACAGCTTCACCTGGTTTTACGATCACACGCCGCCAGCGGTTACGCTGGGGGACTCGATCCTGATGCAGAGCAAGACACGCGCCCTGTCGGCGAGCGTCAGCAATGATGCCGTCAGCATTCAGTGGAAGAAAGTCAGCGGTCCTTTGAGTGTCAGCTTCGCTCCTGACAATCAACGCAGTACGACCGTAACCCTGGGGGGTGACGGCGTGTATGTGGTGGAAGTTACCGCCAGTGATGCTTTGGGCAATGCGGCCTCGGCGCAGCAGCAGATCACTGTCGATACGCTGCCGCCTCAGATTATCGCGGTGACTCCAGGCGCCGTTCTTTCGGATGGTTATTTGAATCCTATTGAAAAATCCAAGGCCCTGGCTTTGGTTGATGGCGTGAACGTCAAAGATTCAAGCGCCTTTACCCTGGCCTATAAGGTCGTGACCAGCGCGACCAGCTGTACGAGTAGCCTCGTCTATTCCGCCAATGCGCCTCGCTCTGACGACGCCACGATCAGCGCAGCCGGGACTTACAAAGTCTGTGTGAAGGCGACCGACAGCATGAACTTGAGTGCCTATGCTGCTGGTCCTAACTTCATTTATGATACGACGGTTGTGAGCGCAAAGGCCACGGGCCTGCCAGCCAACCCCAGTCGCACCACCAACCTCCAGGCTGTGGTGTCGGGTTCTTATGTGACTCACTACAAGAGCAAGCTGGGTGCAGCGGAGAATACCGATTGCGCCAGCAGCAGCGGCTATGGTGCGGAAGCTCCTGTGACCGCGCCGATAGTCTTCAATTATGCGGATTACGCGGATGGACTTCTGCGGCTTTGCGTTATCGGTCGCACAGCCGGCGGCAACTGGCAGGACCTCTCGCTGGCCTTCCGTTATGATTGGACTTTGGATCGCGCGATGCCAGGCGCTCCCATGAGCCTGACGGCCAGCCCTCTGGTCGCACGCACACGTCTCAGCTGGCCGGCTGCAGCGCAAGCGGACTTCTATTTAATCGTTCGCACCGAAGAAAACTCGGTGACCTGGACTCCCATGGCTGGACAGACCTATGCCATTGGCGGTGACATTGATGGCGGTAAACATCAGATCGTGGGCCAGACCTCGGATCTTTATGCGTTCGATGAAAGCGCTCAGGGTGATCGGGCTTACAGATACGCTCTGTTTGCCTACGATAAGGCTCTGAACTATAACCCGAATCCAGCAGAAACCTCAGGCACTGCGGTTGCACCCATTCCCTTCAGCAAGGCCGATGGTTTCGATCGCCTCGTTCGGGTGGTGCGTCCCATCATGGACGGGGAACACAAGGGCAAGATTCTGGTGGGCGGCGACTTCCTGGTCTACCGCAAGGATCCTGCTGTTCGCCTCTTGCGTTTGAACCCTGATTTTACGCTGGATACCAGCTTCAAGCCGGCCGTGATCAATAGCTCGGTCTATAGTATCGCGTTTGCCGATGATGGCTCCATCTACATCGGCGGTAGCTTTACCAACGTCGGCGGCAAGACCAGGAACCGAATTGCACGACTGACGAGCACAGGTACTTTGGACGAGGGCTTCGTACCACCAGGATTTAACAATACCGTTATGGCCCTGGCTTTAAGCCCGGATCAGAACCGCATTTACGTCGGTGGGGCCTTCACAGCTTTGACCACCACACCAGCGGCTGGGATGAATCGGCTGGCTGCACTCCGGACCTATGATGGGGCTCTGGATACAGCGTTCCAATTGAAACAAAATGCAGATCAGACCGTCACTGGTTTCAACAGTACAGTGTGGACCATCCTTCCGGAAGCTTCGACGTCGCATATCTTTGTGGGTGGGCAGTTCACAGATTACGGCGCAAACTCGCTTTTAAAGGAGCTACCATAATGACTAACCTCACAAGGTATACTGCTGCAGATCTTCCATCTCTAATGGAGAGGATCACACGTAATAGCATTGGAATGGATGAATATTTCGATCGCTTATTCAATCTTCACGAAACTACAACAAATTACCCACCTTATAATCTTGTTCAGGTAAATAATGTTGAGTCACACTTAGAAATTGCACTCGCAGGTTTTAAGAAAGGAGATGTAAATGTTTTCACAGAATATGGAAAGCTTTTTGTCGAAGGACAAAAAACAGATTCCGAAAAGGATAGGACGTTTATCCACAAGGGAGTGGCTAGCAGAAGTTTTAAACGAGCGTGGACTTTATCCGACGACACAGAAGTCCGCGAAGTCACATTTGAAGACGGACTTCTACGGATCGTACTTGGGAAAGTAGTTCCAGAACATCACGCTAGAAAGGACTATCTCTAAATAAAATAAAAAACAAATGAAAACCTTCCAGCAGTTTATGGAAAAGGTGGGTGACTTTGGAAATCCACCACAAAAAACAAAGGTTAAATGCTATAAGGTAATTCCTTATGCTATGGCTCCTGGGGGAAAGGCTTGTGCTAAGAGATCTTCCTCTAGTGCTGGAGGGGATGAGGAATAAATAGATTTGAATATCGTCGGCGCAGGGAGGCAACTGGCAAAATCCAGTTGACGCCTCCCCTTTTTATTGCTATAATGACTTGAGGAATATTCGGAAAAATGTCCATTAAATTAGCACTATTAAAGTCTGGTGAAACCGTAATTTCTGATGCAAAAGAACTCATTGCTGATGATGTAGTATGTGGGTACTTGTTTACAAACCCACATAAAGTTGAGGTTAGGAAAACAGTTCTTCTTGTTGAGGAGAATGAGAGTACAAGTGGAGACCTTGAGGTTTCTTTGTCTCCCTGGATTGTCTTAACCAGTGATACTCAAATTCCAGTTCCACCAGATTGGGTTGTTACTATTGTGGAACCAGTCCAAACTATTAAAGAAATGTATGAGGAGAAAGTAAATGGGCAAGAAAGTCAAGTGTCTTTTACTGAAAGTTGATAACGTAATTATCACTGAAATTATTGAAGTTGGTTCTGAACTTGGAGAACCAGATTGTAAACTTGTGAATCCATTTAAAATTGATGCTGAGGGAAATCTCACTCCTTGGCCTGATGTAACAGATCAAAGAGAAATGATGATTCATTCCGATAGTATTTTGACTATCGTTGATCCTAAAGAAGACATTGTTGAAAAGTATCTTGAATTGACTGCATAATGCGATTTTATACAAACGTCCAAATGGTCGGGGATCACTTCCTAGTCCGTGGTTATGAAGATGGTAAACACTTTATGACCCGTGAGAAGTTTAACCCGACTCTTTTTGTTCCTTCTAATAAGAAAACTAAATATCAGACTCTAAGTGGGGATTATGTTGAATCAGTTCAACCTGGTTCTGTTCGTGACTGTCGTGAATTTATTAAAAAGTATGAGGGCGTAGAAAACTTTAAAATCTATGGTAATACAGGATACATCTATCAATATATTTCTGAGATGTATCCTGAAGAAGAACTGAGATTTGATATCAATAAGATCAAGGTTACAACTCTTGATATTGAGGTTGCTTCTGAGAATGGATTCCCTGATGTGGAATCTGCTGCAGAGGAAGTTCTTTTGATTACCATTCAAGATTATTCTTCTAAAAAGATTCGCACTTGGGGAAAAGGTCCTTTTCAAAATAAACAAAAGAATGTTGAGTACCGTTCCTTTTCCACAGAATATGATCTACTGAATGATTTTATCAACTGGTGGATGATTGAAGAAAATACTCCAGAAGTTGTAACTGGATGGAATAGTGAACTGTACGATATCCCGTATTTGGTTCGTCGCCTGGATCGTGTTCTGGGTGAAAAACTGATGAAGCGTATGTCTCCTTGGGGTCTTGTGACTGAGAGTGAGATTTATATTGCAGGGCGAAAGCATATTTCCTACGATGTTGGTGGGATTACTCAGCTTGATTATCTGAATCTTTATAAGAAGTTTACTTATAAGGCGCAGGAATCTTATCGTTTGGATTACATTGCTAGTGTAGAACTTGGGCAAAAGAAACTAGATCACTCTGAGTTTGATACATTCAAAGATTTCTATACTAAAGGATGGCAGAAGTTTGTAGAGTACAACATCGTTGACGTGGAACTTGTTGACCGTTTGGAAGACAAGATGAAACTGATTGAACTTGCAATCACAATGGCTTACGACGCTAAAGCAAACTATGCTGATGTGTTTTCGCAGGTTAGGATGTGGGATACTATCATTTACAATTATTTGAAAAAGAGGAATATTGTGATTCCTCCAAAAGAACGTTCGGACAAAGATTCTAAGTATGCAGGTGCCTACGTTAAAGAACCGATTCCAGGGAAGTATGATTGGGTTGTCTCTTTTGATCTTAACTCCCTATATCCTCATCTCATTATGCAGTACAATATTTCACCAGAAACTCTTCTGGAGGAAAGGCATCCAAATGTAACTGTTGATAAGATTCTTAATCAAGAAATTACATTTGAACTGTATAAGGATAAGGCAGTTTGTGCGAATGGTGCAATGTTCCGAAAGGATGTTCGTGGATTCCTTCCAGAACTAATGCAAAAAATTTATGAAGATCGCACCATCTACAAAAAGAAAATGCTTGTAGCAAAGCAAGAGTATGAAAAGAAAAAGACAAAGGAATTGGAAAAAGAGATTGCTCGGTGCAACAACATCCAAATGGCGAGGAAGATTCAACTTAACTCTGCTTATGGTGCTATCGGCAATCAGTATTTCCGTTATTACAAACTAGCAAATGCTGAGGCAATCACCTTGTCTGGTCAGGTTTCTATTCGTTGGATTGAGAACAAGATGAATGCCTATCTAAACAAGATTCTCAAAACTGATGGAGTTGATTATGTTATTGCTTCAGATACTGATTCTATCTACCTCAATATGGGTCCTTTGGTTGACCGTGTATACGAAGGAAGAGAGAAAACTACTGAAGGCGTTGTTTCGTTCCTTGATAAGATCTGTCAGGTGGAACTTGAGAAGTATATTGAGAGTTGCTACCAAGAACTGGCTGAGTATGTGAATGCATACGATCAGAAGATGCAGATGAAGCGTGAGAATATTGCTGAGCGTGGAATCTGGACTGCTAAAAAGCGTTACATTCTGAACGTGTGGGATAGTGAAGGTGTTCGGTATGAAGAACCCAAACTGAAGATGATGGGTATTGAGGCAGTCAAATCATCAACCCCAGCTCCTTGTCGCCAAATGATTAAGGATGGGTTAAAACTTATGATGAGTGGAACTGAAGAAGATGTAATTGACTTTATTGAAAAATGTCGTAAAGAATTTAAAGCACTTCCTCCAGAACAAATTGCTTTTCCAAGAACTGCTTCTGATGTTAGGAAGTATCAAGCATCATCAACAATTTATGCCCCCAAAACTCCCATTCATATTCGTGGAGCACTTCTCTTTAATCATTATATAAAGGAG